CATACGAAGAGCCAACTCGTTTGGAGTAGGTGCATCTTGGTCTGAGAAGCCGTGAGCACGACGCCATGTATCACCAGAAACAGCCATACGGTCATAACCAGCATCTGCATCTGCAGCACGGTCATTGCGTGTTGAAACTGCTGATGGGTCATACCAAACAACAATCTTGTTTACTTCAGCTTCTGGATAACCGTTAGCAATAAGATACGGACGCAAGTAAACAACTGTGAGTGCGTCACAGATGAGAAGCATCATTGGCTCAATGTGTGCCTTGTAAAGTGCTTCATCAATTTGAAGTGCGTTTGAATATTTAACATTTGCTAGACCTGTTACAACATCCTTTGGAACATCTAGTCCTTGAAGGATTCGTTCTAGAACACGGTCAGAACGCTCTGCAAGTGCAGGGTCGAATGAACGCTCAAACTTAAACTGCTTAATCTTGTCGCCAAGTTCTGCAGGACCACGAATGATAAGAGGAACAACTGCGCTCGCTGATTCTTCATCGCGAATCGGAGTTGTCATCGCATCAATTAATTGTTCTTCGAATTCGTCTTCTGCTTCTTCGGCAGTAAAGCCTGCGCCGATACCATCTTCAGAATCGTAGGGATAGTCTGGGTCCGCTTGCGCCGCAACCGAAAGACCGTCTGGAAGATAAAGAGCACCAGCATTGAGGCGAGAACGAGCAGTAGCACGGAATGTCCTATTCAGTAGTAGGAGTTCGGCACAAAGATCAAGTAATGCACGAAGTGATGAATCTGCTTCGTCAGAGAAACGTGGATGTGAACGCCAGATGCGTCCTACAAATGCTTTGCTACCAAGTCGAGAAATACCAAACGCTGCACCTTGTCCAGCTGCTTGTTCTCTACGACCGATAACACTAAAACCACCCTTAGGGTCAGTAACTACTTCGTCAACAGAACGAATATCCCAAGACTCAGGAAGACCACTTCCTGGACGAGCAGGCATCTGAACCAAATAACATTCGCCTGAGACGGAAAGATTAAGAGCAGCATCTTTGAGTAAACCTGCTTGACCGCCATATGCTGAGTTTAACCTTTCTAACGCACGTTCTGCTGCTGCTGAAAGATTTCCTTCAACAACACGAGATTCATTTACAGATACTGGAGCCTGTGATGGATCATCAACTGCTGCAGCATAAATTCTAATTCGTGAAACAACTGATGCAACTAAGTTGAATGCATATTTGATTTCACCGATAGCGTCGTAGTATTCCCAAGCTTCTGCTTGCCATGCTGATGAAGATGCATGACGACGAGTTTTAAATTGCTCAAATTCTGCTTTGTCATTTACCTTTACTTGAACAGCAGCAGCAGTGAGAGAACGAGGAATGTTATATGCAGCAGACATTGCTGGAGTTCCGCTGGTAAAAATATTAGCGAAAGAAGATGGAGCAGGTCTCTGCGGAATTTGTACTACTTGTGTTGAGCGCTTTGTGGATGCGCGACGACGGGTTGGGCGCTTAGGAGCTGCAGCTGGTACTTCTTCAACTGGCTCTACTTTTTTGAATACGCTCACTTGAGATACCCTTCGTCAATTTGGTTACGGAGCATGAGATTATTTATCCTCATACGCAGTTAACAGCCCTGCTACTGCAGACAGTGCGAACACCGTTGCTACAGCAATAGTTACTGATGTAATGATAGTAGATATTCCGAAGGCTGATGCCACCCAAATTGAGGTGCACCACTCGCAAGTGAAGAGATATCCGAACTTAGAAGTCTCTGGAGGGAACTTCTTCCATATCCAATTTCTTGGTGTATTGAGAATCGTGTCTCTCGTGATAAGCCGTGTCACTCGGTAGGTCGCTAGACCTAAGACAATGAACTCCAAAATACTCAACTAGGGTCCTCTCCTGAAGTAATAAAGCCCCCATATGGGTTCCAACTACGCAATCTGGACCCACAACCGCAGTTGTCGTCCTTCATAAACGCAATAATCTTGCCTGAAACGGTCAAAATGTGAGTCAGCTTCTTGTCTTGCACCATTAACTCTACCTGCTCACGGAAAACAATTCTAGGCCCCTCGGGGGAGTCTTCAGCGATCAATAAAGTGTTTTGAAGTACAACAGCCCGACATCTATCCAACTTCCTTGTCCCTTGTGGAGCATCTCCAGTTGTTTTTAACATGGTGATGTCGGAAAGGGAGCCTGGAGGAGCGAGTTTTATAACAGCAGGAAATACGTCAACTATCTTTTTCACTACTTCTCCGTATATTCAGAAGGGATGTAGAAGTCATTCCACCCCAAAGCTTCTTTTGCTACTCCTAACGGAATAAGTACTGGTCTAGAACGCTCACTTGAAGGTATGAAAGAAAAGACATCTTCTTTTGTTTTAGCCAACTGGGCGTTTTTCCAAGAGCGATTCTTTGTGAGACTGCGGATTGGGAACGCCATTGGGAAACGAGAGTTCTCGGAAGTCATCGTCTCAAGAGCTCTGGACTGTCGAGACTTTATTGCTTTTGGATTAATCCAAACCACAACGGCTAATTCTTCTTCTGTATAAATACCAGACTGTGTTTCGTACTGTCTCACTTACTCAACCTTCTCGCCATTGCTCGGTAGGAAACCCCTGCAGCCTCGGCAATAGCCGCAGTCGGTACACCCATGCTTCTCAAAGTCTTTGCTACAGCCGTCAGCTCGTCGTTAGCTAAAGCCAGAGGACTGTCTGGGGCTGTCTTAGCTCTATACCTTTGGGCTAGAGCACTAAGTTCTTTTAATCTAGGTTTCATATCGGGAGGGACGCCCGGAGAAATGGACCTTAGACGGGGAGCAGACTTGGTAGGAACCGAAGTGGTTAGGGATTTTGGGGGTGGAGAAGGGATATCCCTAAATTGCTCCACTATTTGCGCTCTTTTTACCCAGAAATGGATTGTGGTCTTAGGTCTTTGTGGCTGTAGGGAATTACCCAGCGCCTGAAGGGACCATCCTGCTTCCCAGAGGACTCGGAGACGCGATTCTGCCTCTGGACGCGGCAAAGAGCTGATGAATGTCACTTCATCTGAAGGCAGTAGCGGCGTCTGATCCATTTACTTATAGTACAGGAGTTTTGAAGTGTCGTACGGGAGAAAGGAAGGGCTATCTCTTTGTACGGAAGGGGCGAAAAGATGAACATTTACATTATTTGACTTTGGGCTGCGAGCTGGCCCCGCTTATATTTGACACTGCGCCAAATCGTTCCGGGCTTTTTTTTGCTTTTATCTTGCTTTTATTTTTTGCTTTTGGTTTTGGCTTTTGTGATTGCTTTTATGTTTGTCAAAGTCATCAAAGGTCATCAAGGTCATCACTATGTGTGGTCAAGTCATCATTATGTGTGGTCATTGTTGGTCAAGGTGTTTGTTTTATTGTCAAGGTCATCAAGTTGTTAGGAAGTGGTCAAGCCTGGTCACCAGGTCAAGGTCATCAAGTTGTTAGGAAGTGCTAGGTCTATTTAGTGCTAAGTGCTTGGGCTGGGCTTGGTGTTGGGTCTTGGTCTTGGTCTTAGGTCTTGGGTCTTGGTCTCTTGTGCTGGGCTGGCTGGGGCTAGGTCTTAGGCTGGGCTAGGTCTTGGGCTAGGTGCTAGGTGCTAGGTCTTGGGCTGGGCTGGCTGGGGGCTAGGTCATCATCTATCTATAGGGGGGGTCTTGGGCTGGCTGGGGGGCTGGGGGCTATGCCCTGAGATATCTATAACCCTCTAACCCTTATGGGTATTGGGCTAGAAAATAATCTAAAAAATCTTTTATAAATACTTGACAAAGTGCAGGAAGGTTGCTATAGTTTCTTTTGTTAGCAATAACGCTAACACCGCACACAGGGAGAAAATCTAATGAGCAATCAAGCAACCACCACCACTACAAAGGGTATGCCAGTCGCGGCAGTCCGTATAGGTTCCACAGTTCAGTTGTGGGTATCAAGTCCAACAGGCGACAGTTCAGATAGTTTTATCTTTGATATCCCTTGCCTTAGCGAAGAGCAGGCAACCGCAGTCCAAGCATCTTGGGCAAGCATTATCAAGAACTAAGCACCGCAAGAAGTAGAGCCCCTTAGGTCACCCCCTGACCTGAGGGGCTTTCTAGTGTCACCGCAACACACACCGCAACAAACAAAGGACACCCAAGATGTATCAAGTGACTAACCCAAAGACAGGTAAAAAATACACCTACAGCACCGCAAGACAGGCAGACGCAGAAGGTCTAGCCAAGAAGTTAGGGGTAGAGGTTGTAGAGGTGATAGCAGTAGGCAGTCTGCCTAACCGCAAAAAAGCTGAAAAAAATCTTTCTGTAGGACTTGACAAAGTGCAGGAAGGTTGCTAGGCTCTACACCGTAGAGCAGAAGTCCTATAGAAACACCATAAAACAAACGACGAAAGCAGAACCACGATGACAAAGACACTCAAACAAATACCGAGAAAGGTTGCACCTCTCACTAGTGGAGAGTCCGCTCAATGGGGGGACACCTATCACCGCAACCAAGTTCGCTACTCAATCCGAAAGCACACCTACAAATACGGACAGTATGCAGGCAAGACCCTTTACTATGTCTATGATGAGGAGACTAAAAGCGTCCCCGTATGGGCGCCTGATTTCTTTCTCTACAGGACTTATGCAGTCGGGAGGCTTCACAAGTTCATCAAATGGCTATGGAGTAATAACTCTAAACAATGGTATGAGATGATGGAAAAAGCTGAAAAAAGCAAATACACCTTTACCAAGCGTAAAAAGTTAGAACTACGCCACCCAAAATAAATAACAAAAAACTTTCTCTAAACACTTGACAAAGTGCAGAGAGGTCTATAGACTTACACCGTAAGCAAGTAACAACAAGACAAAGGACACCCAATGACAACAAAGACAGCCTTACAGGTAAAGACTACGGGAGAGGTCACAGAGTTAGACCTATCCTCAGACAGTCTACAAACACTACAAACCGCAGTAGGTGGGTGGGTGCAGGCGATAGACCTAGCCTCAGACCTCTCAATGTGGTGCAACGAGGAAGGCAAACTCAACTCACTACCGCACAACCCATACGCACAATTTATGTGGGACGAAGTATTCGGAGCACACACGGACTACCTAGTCGGGGACATAGTTCTCACAGGTGGGACAGACTCAGAGGGTGAGACTATTGGACTCACACAGGAGCAGGTAGACATCATCAAGGCAGTCACCGTAAAGGTGCAGAAGTTCGTAGAACCTAGCATTACACTTATTTAGTCACGGGACAGAAAGAGCCCCCCTTGCTTAGGCAGGGGGGTTTTTTCTTTTCTACGACACGCCGTAGAGGACTTGACAAAGTGCAGGAAGGTTGGCATAGTTCACTTATTGCTACAGGGAGTAGCAAACAGAACAAAGGAAACGACGAAATGATAAGTGACTTTTTTGGAAACAGACTAGATGACATCTCATATTTTTTTGGAAGTATCGTAGATTGGCTAGAAGAGAACCTAACTACTGACGGCCCCTGGCCCGCATTGCTTGCAGTTGTTGTCTGCACCGTTGTTGGGATATTGACACTGTGACAACAACAAAGACAGAACCCCTAGATGCAGAAGTAGCAGAGATGCTAAAGAGACATATTCCTAACAACAGCCACAATAGTGAACCGCACAAGAAAGAATATCTAGACAGGTGCAATAAGTGTGGGCTAGATATACGAGGCGCATACTATGACGATGAGAAAGACGGACGAGTCTTCATAGGTTGGTTCTCAAACGAGAAGAACGCTAAAGGTATTTATGTGGAAGTAGTTCGCTGTTCGATAGAAGGACTTTAGAAAGAGGAGACCCAGAGGGTAAAAATTCCCCCTGGGTCTTCCTGTTCACAGGTCTAACTACTTAGATGCTGCACCCTTACTAGGTGCCCTTTTCTTATCTACAGCCGCAAAGACATCATCTATCTCTGCCGCAGTGAGTTTCCCATCTTGTAGATAAGCGCGACTCAACCCCTCAACTACGGTCGCCACGCCACCTATGCCAGCCATCAAGATTGCTTGTGTGAGTTCTACGCCAGCAATAGCGCCAGCCCCAATCACAGACAACCCAGATGCTGCGAACACCGCCATAATTCTTGATAGAACCATTTTGGTCTTTTCTGTATTTGCTGCCATTTTGTGCCGTCCTTCCATAGTCCGCACTAATGACGTTGCTACGGGACGCAACAACGCCCAGCCCCTCAATAATAGATGAGAGACTGGGCGTTGATATGAAAGAACTAAGGCAGGATTTCTACTGCCGTGCCACTAAATAAAGCCTCAATCGTTGCTAAATCAGCACAATCTTTTGATTCTATTCGCTTGTCTTTTTGGAACTCTTGTAGAGCAGAGCAAGTGTTCTCACCGAAGTAACCACTCTTCTCATCTCCTGCAGAGGAGTAACCAAGTTCCATCAGACGCTTCTGAACTGAGATGACAGAGCGTGAATTGCGAGCGCTTCCGCAGCAAACAAGCGCAGCCATCTGGACATAAACACCAGAACCTTTGGCAGCTACGTTCGACTGATCGGAATTTTTACCCCTTTTAGCTTCAGGAGCTGCTGCAGCTACAGCTACAGCTTCTTGCTTCACAACAACTTCTGGTTCTGGGACAACAACAACCGCATCTACTTTTGGAACAATAGGTTCGGCTGGCTTGAATTCTTCTGACATATAGGTTTCCTTCCTATTTTGATGGGAACTTAGCAACCCACGAATAAAGGTCACCAACTTTTCCACCATTATAGGCGTTCTTGCCTACCCCCCAAGCGCCGAAATCTTCTCCTCCACCTGACATTAGGAAGGCAATCCGCGCATTGGCTACTGGGTTGAATAGTTCTTCGTTCGTTGTGAGACCGTATTTTTCACGGCGGTCTGCTCCGAGACCACCAATCATATTGATTTGGAATAATCCATAGGAGTTATCTCCTGTATCTGAGTTCCCGTTGTGTGAGGTAGGACCTCCACGAGACTCTCGCATCGCAATACCCCAAGCAAGTTTCAAGGCTTCTCCCTTGAATCCAACTGCTTTGAGAAGTTCTTTGAGTTCCTCAGGCTCCAATGGCGCTCGACGTTCCGCATACTTTGCAAGAACTGATGGGGCTGGAGGATTTGTAGTGACTGAAGCTGCCGTGAGTGAGTAGATTTTTACCCCTTTATCGACGCGATCAGGGATCACTACGTTCTTCTTTACTGTCGTTGATGTCGTTGTTGATGTATCTGCTACTGCTACTACATTGGATTGGCTATCGTCTTTTCCAACTGCTTGTGCGACCGCAGCGCTGGCGCTCAATAGCACGAAAGCCATTGACAAACCGAACACTACTGTTTCTGCTTCGCGTTTAGAAATACGCATTGTTACTCCTTTGTTAGGGGATAGGGACAGGTGCTATTGAAACTGCACCGAAGGGCGTTAGATAGCCCTCATCGTTTTGTCTAATACGTCATTACCTCCAGCCTAGCACATTTGCAGGGAAATCCACCCCCCTAAGACTACCCTAGAGGGGGGATTTACCCAACAAAAGGTTATGGGAGTATGAACGCCTTCCTGCACTCCGGGCCAAGCATCAACTCACGACTCTTAGGGTCTGTGAGTTCAGCACCGCATTTACCACAGCATTGGTAATGTTCAGCAAACAACTTGGTGTATTTGTATGGGTCAGCCTTGATTATGTTCACAAACACAAGGGCGTCCTCAACGGCTGGTCGGACACGAGTGAACGCTCCAACTGAACCATACAACTTCTTGATGTAGGTCTTTTGCATATATTCCTTGACCTCAACGAAGACTAAATCTCCGTGCACTTTTTCCTTCAGAAGGTCAGTCATCAACTCGGAAACAGGGATTGCATACTTGCTTTTAGGTATCCCCTGAAGTGCCCCAATAAGTTCCCCATAGAGGTTAGGTTCTGCCTTTTTTACCAATTCAGCGAAGGCTGGTGATGGCAAGGTTGGCTGGACAACCACTTTTGGGTATCCCAAGAAAAGTCCAATCAGGCTTGATGCCTTCTTGATGTCAAGAGTTTCTTTCTCCGCAAGGTATGCAGAGACCATCTCTCTCGGGACTTCCCGATTTTTTACCAAGTCATCAAGAAACTTGATTTGCTTCTCTGATGCTGGTGCGTATGTTGATGTCGTTAGTGTCATTTGATTTGCCTCCCTGTTGGCTTTAGACCAATCTACCTGACATTTGCAGAGAAGTCAAGTCATTTACCTGATTTCTTTGTGAAGAGACTTGGATACTCATCGTAGTAAGAGTCGTCCCAAGTAGTGCGAGGAGGTGTGATGCCCGCATAGGTTGGCTTGGTGTAGCCCTCCTCAACCTGATGCATAACTGACCAAACCTCTGAGAGCGAGTGAGTGAACTCAGCACCACGAGTCTGATACATACGAGACTTGTAGTTGTTGTATTCCATCTCCTCAATGGTCTTCATTACCCACTCCGCATACTTCTTCTTGCTTACGAAGACTCGATGGGGGTAATCGCGTTCGGGAGTATCAAGAATTTTTACCCTAGCGAACTTCGCTAAAGCTTCTAAACTCTTTTTGTCACGACCACGAACAATCATTTTGTTCTTGTCCTTCAGGTCTACGACCGCAGACATAAAACCTGTTTCACTAAATAGCCACATTTGGCGTCCTTTCGTCTTTCATTAGTAGTTGTTATTTCTCTCTTGCACTCAGAAGTGCAGAAGTTATTGCAATAAAGCCAAACGACATTACGAGGTTTGGGTAGTAAGTGACCGCAGCGATTACTGATGCGACGCAAGCGAGCGCAGAGATTACTGAAGTCCAAACAATGTTCTTAGGCATCTGTGTTCCTTTTCTTGTCAGGTCGGGTTCTTCCAACCAAACGGGTTGATGGGTCTCTAACGACTGTGCCCTGCGAATAAATCGCCTTGCGTGCAGTTCGGTATGCGACTCCAAGTTCCTTTGCTACTGCTTCTATGGCGAAACCTTTGTCATAAAGTTCCGATGCCTGCTGTGCGATGTTTGCACTCTTCATTTTTACCTTTCGTATCCTTCTTCTATGGGTCTTTGGACTGCTCCCGTGATTGTGTCAGGGTTGCCACCTAAAGACGCTATCCAATTACGGGTCTCTTCGTCGTCGGGGTCGCTAGTCACTCTACGACCAGCGTTCCAAGTGAACGGAGAGGTTGCTCCCACAGGCAAGACAAACAAGTGATACTGATTAGCCGTATCAACAAGTTGGCTTTCGGGTGGGAAGATTTCTATGGCTTCTCTTTCCGCACCAACAAGTTCGTTCTTGATGCGTTGGAAGTGTCGCCAATCTCTTATTGCTTTTCTGTTTTGATGTCTGATGCTCAGGTGGATTGCACCTTCTTCAGTTGCCTCAAACAGAAACTTATGAACTACATAGAACGAGTTAGCCCAAAGGGTTTCGTGTTCCCGTAGTGAGTCTTTTGCTTCCTTCCCGTGTGCGTATGGGACTGCTTCTTGGAACGGCGTCCATACTTTTTGGGGGAGCGTTCGTCCACCTTTATGCTTTGACATTTTTACCCTGTCCTTTCGTCGCTTATGGGTAGAGCAAGTTCTTGCAGAAAGAACTCATCTCTTCTACTGGAACTCGGCACGCTTCAGGTGTCGTGATGTGGTCTGCGAACGCAAACACCGCAAGGAATAGCAGGAACAAGATTGTCCCAACTACATAGCGTCCTCGCTTAGTGAGGCTTACGCCTAACCATCTCTCAACTGCATTTATCATTTCGTGTCCTTTCGTCGTTTGTCTTACTTATGTAAGTCTATCAGACCTTCCTGCATTTTGCAAGTAGGTTATGAAACTTTCTTTTTTGCGTCAAGCATTTGTCGGGCACGCTTGGCTCGCATCTTCCTATCCCAACGCTCGGCACGATTGCCAATGCGCTCGGCAAGGAAACCAATGAAGTCAAATAACTTTCCTAACGCCATAATAGGAAGAAGAACCGCAACCGAAATAAACTCTGAGTCGCTCTCTGCCTTGTCTGTTGCCTTTGGCTTATAAATAAAAGTTGTGTTGTCATCACGACTAACACGCTTTGCAGACTTCATACTTCTCCTTGCACGCTTGTAAGTGCCATAGATGGCGCTGTCTGGTAATCCATACATCTTGCTGTCCTTTCGTCGTTAGGACAACTATAACAGGAAGTGCAGGAAGATGCAAGTCTTTGCAAGAAAATCTTTGGAAAGTTATTTGGAAGTGCTATCCAGCCTGGAGGAAATCTACTCAGAAACTCTGGGTCAAGAGATAAACAGGCTCACCTGAGTTGGGGTCAAGACGGCAAGCGATGGCGACCGCGTTCTTTGCGCTGCTGCGTGCGTGGGACATCGTTCTTTTTTTACCCTCTGAAGCTTGATACATCGCACCTAAAGCGTAGTCAGCCCCAGTTCCCAGAGCGTGAAAGCCTCTTTCTTCGTGACACCAATCGTAGCCAGAGCCAATTTCATAGATGGTTCCGTGAATAATTACAAGGACATTGGAGTCTTGCTCACCTTTTTCTCCGTATTGGGCTTGGTCAAAGCACTCTTTGAGAGCAGGTATGAACTTAGAGGAGATGAACTTATCCAGTTTGATGCCAACATCGGTAGAAGCAGGTAGAGGTGGTTTGAGTGTGTGCGCCAAAAGGTTCACGGCACGCATATCCCCGGCCGCACCTAAAATGTATTGACCATTACGAACAACTTTTCCAGCATCTTTTGGCAGGATAAAGGAACGATTGTCTTCGCAGACGCGGGAATCATAGGCAACAACAGCCCAGCCTTCCCCTTGTATCGCAGCAATCGTAGTCATTGCGTTCTATCTCCCTTGTTCACGCAGCGATGGGCCTGGTTACCAGGCTAAAATTTTTACCCTTAGTCTTCCCACAGCAGATCTCGAAGAAGGTCTTCGTGACGATCAGCGTGATGGGAATTGTTCTTCACCGAAATATCTTCAGAGTCAATCAGTCTGTCTAACGACAACACCGCAATGTGCCCTAACTCCTCAAACATAATAACAAGTTTGGTTTCTCCGTCATTTGGGTCGTCAATGATGGCGGCGACAAAAGGCGCGGCAGAGCCATTTTGGTGGAACTCTTTATCAACTATTCCGGGTATCAACATACAAGAACTTTACTACTGATTGCTTGGTTCTATAAGGAGGCTAACCGTATCAGTTTCCGTCTTTAGAGGGGCTGAGCGAGCCTAAAAGTGCTCCTCAGGCAACACCTCTCCCCCTCAGGGAGTAGGAGGAGAGATGCGGCGGAAGGTAGAGCCGCCTCATCGCACTACGCGAGTATTCTCAGCGCTGCGCGGAGCTTCTAGAATAACTCAGGATTTTTACCCCTATTTCTCCCGCAGCGCACGTTCTACTCGTCTTCTACTAAACCAATCTCGTTTGAGACCGCAACTACGTCCCAGCCGTAGAACTCCTGAATAAGAACTCCAGCCAATCTAATAGCCAAATCCTCGTCATCTTCGCCCTCTTGACGCATCTCTTCGTTGAGAACAACTGTTGTAATCATTGAGAAGTAGTCCCCAACAAACATCACGCTCTTTGTTAGAGGTATCAAATCAACTGCTTCACTCATACGGCTACCCTCTTCTCTTTTACTGTCCAGTTACCATCGGCATCTACCGAGAGAACATCATCTCCATCAAACGCCCACGCCCATTTGCAACAAGGCTTTTTGTTTTTATCCGCAGGGTGTTGTCCACCTGTGACATTACTAGCAAGCATCGGAAAAGTTTCTAGGAACTTCACAACGCAATCGTGACACATTATCCAATCAAGACCTTCTCTTGGTGGATAGTTATCTGTAAAACCGCCGTAATAGCCTGAGTTTAGAAAGTCTAAACGCAAACCATCATCAGGAACTCTTTCCTGCTGTGTGCACGGAACTGCTGTCCCGCACGCATCGCACATCTCATAACCGTGTATTGGTTCTTCAGTCACCGACATTTTTACCCTCTGCTTCTTCTTCTTCTTCGTCTACCAACTCCACAACAACTCTTTCTGCAAGATGAGCGAAGTCTTCAGCCGCACTACTTTGGAAGTGCCACTCTCCATCTTCATACCGAGTAATAACTTCTGACCAAGCGTCATCTGTCATCTTCGGAGCGCCGTAACTCTCCACCATATCTTTGTCCCAGTAGGCAACAATAACTTCGTCATCAGGGAGGTAGTTCATCTGCAACTGATTTACAAGGTCTCTAACTTTCACGGTCTAACCTCCTATTATCTTCGTCTTGATTTAGATTTTGCCACTTCTTATTTCCAATTTTTATCCCACTTCGCCACGCATCTGCAAGCAAAATATCATCGGCATCTGTCTTCAGCATCGGTGTTTCTATTTCTCTACGACTATCAAACGCTTCATCAAGATAGCCGTAAATAGCGCCATCTATAAACTCCATACGCAAGTCTGTGTTGTCTAGTGATTTATCGTGATACGACAAACTTCTTGACTCGGCAAGAAAAAACTCTACGGCTTCTAACCGCAAGTGAAGAAACTCTTCTTCAGAAAGAAAAGTTTGATACAAACTAAAAATGCCAACCGCATCATTTAGTCCAACGTAGATACTGAACTTCTCTGTAAAGATAATAGTTTTCATTGGATTTTTACCTCTAGCCCAGTCTTCCAATCCGCAAGTTCTTGTTTAGGTGCAAACTCAATAACCCGAACAAGGGCTTCTCTTGCTATGGAACCACGATGAACCCAAGAGGTTGCGTTACCAAAAAAAGCTGGACTGTGGTCTGTTCCCACTTCCCATTTAGATTTATCGGTAACCTTCGTGTCAATCTGAAACACAACTAATCTGTCGTGCTTTACGAATACTGGCTCTTCGCCTTTTTTACCCATATGGAAGTGTGACATCAACCTGAAGCCCATAAACGCTAAGCAATCATTTTCACTTTCACTTGCATAGACTTCACCGAACGCTGAGAGTAATCCCTCTCGCTCAATGCCTTCCTGATTACAAACCGCAGTAGCGTGGTAAAGGTATCTCGGCAACATCTCTACACTTCCTGCTCTGATAGGTATTGAGCAATCTCATCTTGTGTAGCGCCTTGCAACTTCTGCAACCGCACCCAAATATCTCCTGCACGAACATACATTTCCATAAAGGCAAACAACTTATCCATTGAGTAATCTTTATGATTTTTATGGCGCTCTATTTCGCTTTCCATAAACTTCATAAACAATGCCGTAGCAAGTGTGTTTATCTCTAGTTCTGTTTCGCTTAGTTCTAGGTTTTTCTTAGACATTTATTTCTCCCTGTGTCGTTTTGTCTTAGTAGTAATCTATCATCTTTATGCACTTTGTCAAGCATTTAGAAAAATGATGGAACTTTGACCATCAAGTATTTTGGGGTTATCTCAAACTCGTCTTTTACAGTCTTGATGATTGGGTTGTCATCTGCATCGTAGTCATCAACTGTTTTGTATTCTATGACTAGGTTTCCATCTTCATAGCGAACCTCTACAAGTTCTGCATCACTATCTATGATGAAGCCTTTATAGTTCTCTGTAGCGTATGCGATAAGTGCGGTAGCGTCTTCGTAAAGTTCGCCTTCACACTCTATGATGTCTTGGTTGTATAAGTTTGTCATTGGGTGTCCTTTCGTCGTTGAGATAAGCATAGCACCTTCCTGCACTAAAAGCAAGCGTAAGTCAAAAAGTTATTGAGAAGTTTTGTCCCCCCCGTGGTGAAAACTGAACGCCCCTCACAAAACAAGCAGTCACCAGAAAAAATCAGCAGAAAATTAAAGAAGGAAAGTTATTGCGAAGTTCCAGGGCCCTGGCGATCGGCGGGGTAAAAATTTTGCCAGTCTTCAGCTTTTTGCGAGCGCAATCTTTCTGCAAATACCTGCACCAGGTCCAAAAGTTATTGGGGAGTTTACCGACTTTACTCGCACTGTGAACTGGCATAAGGCTTTTAGCAAATTCTTCTCCGAAGAATCCTGAGGAAATTATTGCGAAGTTACCGACGGCAGCCCGATGCGTGCCCGGCGTCGGCAGCCGCAGCCATCAAAGTGCCAAATTTTTACCCCCGCAGCTTTGCCGCAGCCTTTCCCAACAAAAGAAAAACTCCCGCATCTTGCGACACGGGAGCCTTTCCAACTTTTACTGAGCGGGATTACTTATTCTTCAGGACGCTCCATCACGCTGAGTGTGAAGTATGCGCCCGTAGGCTCATCGTGTGAGCCTCTCCGCACGCTAAGTGCTGAGCCTTCTAGCGTGAAGGTAAGTCGGAAGTCGCCATTTAGTGTGAGGGCATCAAGTATTGAGTCAAACTCAACAACCGCATAGCCTTCACTTCGTAGCCAAGTCATCGCCCGGCCGTGAATACGAACAACTTGCTTATCCGCATCAAAGTTATTGGCATCTGCCCAACCCTTCAGCAAATACTTCAGGTTGTTTTTTGCATCGTCATAGCAACCGAAACAATCGGCTGAGTAACTTCCATCTTCATTTGTGCAAGTGCAGTTATTTTCTAACTCCACTACTTGCTTTTCCATTGTGTCCATTTGTGTCCTTTCGTCGTTATGAACAAAGTAATCATACCTAACCTTCCTGCAATTTGCAAGCATTTACCGAACAATCTTTACAAAGTTATTTGGAAGTATCGGGACGGGCCGGGAGCTGGCCGGGGAATTCTTCTCGGCAACTCAAATTTTTACCCCGCATTTTTTTCCGATCACCTTCGCCAACTTCGGAATAATTTTGGGCAAAGAAAAACCCCCCACCTTTCGGTGAGGGGCTTCTCCGAAACTCTTTGTCGTTATTTGACGACAAGCACCGAATACTCGGTAAGAGTTTGTGTGGCTTCATAAGCCTCAGGGAAGGCTTCTGCTAGTGCCTTTGTATCTACGCCAGTTCGCTTGCGCTGACTGACCTCAATACGCACCACACCATCAACAACACCTGCTTCTGCTTCGCCAAGTGCCTCACGGATTTTGGCTTCTAGCGCCTTCTTTGTCTTTTCCAAAGAAGTGAGCATATCGCGTGTTGCGACAAACTCTGTGATTATTGCTTGTGTGTCTTTGTCAAGCGTTACTGCTTGACGCTCCATCGCAACCTCAGTTACGACCTTGCTGATTACTTTGGCTGTTGCCATTTGGTAACCTCTGTCTTTCTGTCTTTTGCACTACGCACCCTTTGTGGGTAGTGGTTGGAGAGGCTTGCTCACCAACAAGAACTACATTACACGACCTTCCTGACAAATGCAACTCCATTTACAACTTTTCTTTTGTGTCCTTAGTCACATCTTTTGGGGCAGGGTATCCATACCAATCCCACCAACCTGAGGTCATCTCACACCCCCTGAAACTGAAGGGTGGGTAACTATCCCCCCTCGCTCTTGGTATCGCTTTCGGGCATCTGCCAACTCGGAGAAGTAATCGCCTCTCTCGGCAACAAAACCTTTTGAGGTCGCAATAACTGTCCACACGACATAAGAGTGATACTCGGTAATTTTTACCCCAATAACTACCCAAGAGGCATAACAATCTCCAACAACTCTTTCACTCAGTTTAGTTCGCATCAAAACCATACGCTGAGTATCACCAACAAAGTCGCCTAACTGCAACTCGTCATATTCACGAAGTGGATTTGGTTTTATCATCTTTTTACCTTCTTGGGTCTGTCCATCTGAATTGCTTTCCGCAACGCGCTTTCGCGAGTTGGGTGAAGTTCTATTTGGCAATAGCGGTTTGCCGTATCAACAACCCACCAACCTGTGCTTTCATAATCAGGCTTTATGTCGTATCTCTGAGTCATTTTTATCCTTCCGTCGTTTGTTATTTACAATCTAACTCAGAAGTGCAGGCAAGTCAAGCATCTTCTAGCCGTGTCTAAAAGTGGAAGTCTACGGGGACTAGGTATTGCATCTCAGGTGCAACGGCGAGCCGTTCACGGAAGTATTGCAGGTTGCCCGTGTGTTGCTCCAAGTCGTAGACGCCTGTGTCCATAGTCCAATCATCTTGCAAAAGGCTCGCCAACTTTTTCAGGTAATACAACTTCATACCGTCGCCGTCAAAAGGTTGGTTCTTCTCCGTGTTGTAAGCATCTACTTGCGCTGCCAAGTCTAAAGTTTTTACCTCTTCCAAGTGGCGCAGCATCTCCGCTTTCCTGCCGCCAATCCAATCTTGGAGCTTCTGCTCCGCAAGCGTTTGGTTCTCCGTGTAACGCAATACATTTTTACCCTTGCCGAAGAAGTTATCCCACCGTCCTGCATACGGACTTGTGTCGTGCCAATCTGACCAACTCGGATACCGTTCTTCGCCGTGAGTAATGATTGAGGCAACCTTGCTCAAAGCCTCTTCGTGGCTCTCCGCTTCTACTAAAAGTATTTGACAAGTGTGCATTACTCGCCAGCCTTCATACACTCAAACATATCCCCCCAGCAGTAGCCGTTGCCTGTCCACCAAAGGTTTGCAGTTATCGTGCCGATAGCAAAAGCCAAAGCAATCACCGCGATAGACAAAACAACTCGCCGTCTTACTACATACTTGCGTTCCATCTTCATTTGATTTCCAACGCTTTGTAGTTTGCTTTGTGTTTCAGGTCGCCGTATTCATCGCCAACCCACGCATCTGCCATAGCAATCGCCTGTTCTGCCGTCTCTGCCTCAAAGGCAGTATGTATCTCCGCAGTAACAATCACATTGTATTTCTTCATTTTTATCCTTCCGTCGTTTGGAATACCATCATAGCAACTCTATGCAAGAAGGTCAAGCATTTCCACGCCAGCATCTTCTATTTGTTTTGCGTTCTCAATCTCTTCGTCAAGCCAAGCCTTCGCCGCTTCAATCGCTTCAAGTATGTCGTGATGGATATTGTCGAGATGCTCGCCATTGACATACATATCAAACCAGGGGTTCATATCCCAATGTAAATCTCCTGACTCCGATAGGTCGCCAATTTTTTTACCCTCGTCAAATCCCGCAGCGATCAGATCAGAACCGCATCTATAAACATCTCCGTTAGTTCGGTTCACAATCTTCATATCTCCATCGCAGTAGATGTCTACGCTGAAGCCGTTTCTACTCACCGAGCAGATGTAACTCTCATCATCGCGATAGAACGCAGCATCGGTTTGCGTGCCGTGTAATGGATAACCCGTTGCCCACTTGACTTCGTAGTCGTCCGTTCCCAAAAGCTTCGTCATTTTTTACCCTTTCTTCTTGCCGTCATTTTTACCCTTGCCGATTTTGATTTCACGAGAGCCCCCACCATCGGGGGAGATGATGAGGGCTTCTCGCTACTGTTGCTCTCTCGGCAGGTGGACACGCGCTGGAAGGACGCTCCTGCTCCGAGAACTCTATTGAGGTCAGGCTACGCGCCTTCCCACATTTGTCAGCACCCCTGCTGCTGCACTCCCTATTTGTGAGGCTGCTGCCGTAGGGTCTAGCAAATCACTAACAACAATCGCGTTGCCGTGTTTTGCTATCTCCCTAGCATAGTGCCCCCCATCAAAAGGAAGCCACAAAATCGCCACTCCTGCTTCGGTGCATCGCGTAACCCACTTGCGAGCCTTCTGCACTTCTTCGTGGGTGTATTGACCATCTGACACGATTACGAGAAGCCTTGCCCCTGTTCCGTTCAGTAGATTTAGTCCACCATCAAGTGCGCGAAAAGCCTTGTCAAACTTTTCGGTGTGGTCGTTTGCAGAATAAACTTTGACATCTTCTAAGTGTTGCCCTGCTTTGAGAGTAGGGAAAACATCTGAGCCGTAATAAACCATCGCGCATTTGCCCTGCACTCTGCGAGTTGCTTCAGACATAACCCACGCAGTTGTCGCCATTGGTTGCATCGCAGAACCCATAGAGCCTGAGATGTCTACCATCACTCCAACTGTAAGTGTTGGGTCGTCTGTGTGCTTACGAACTGTTCTGCGCCACGCTTCAGTTTGTTGGCGAACTCCACGCTCTTTGAGAGCAGCACCTTGCACTAATGCGCGAGTGCGTAATCTTCCGGGAGGAGTAACGCTAGTAATTTCCATTTCATCGCGCTCGCGATACTTTGCCTTCTCTAATTGTTGAGCAACAGTTACGGCAGCAATTCTTTCTTGTGCAGTTGGCTTACGAGTTTCAGTAAGACGAGAAGATGTTTTTCCACCTGACTCGGAAGTGTTCTTTGCAAAAACTTGCGATGCAACTTCTTTATTGTCGCTCTGTTCTTTTGCAGAGTCTTGCTTTGACTTGACTTCTTCTTTCCACTCTTCATCTGTCTGCTGGTCTGCAAGTTCATCGCTATTAGCAATAGAAACTCTTACACCTGCTTCTTCCAATGCTTCCATTATCTCTTCTAAGAACTCTGAAGAAACACCTTCTCCTGAACCTTCTTCAGGTGTGTCTCCCTTTTCTTCGGCAACTTCGCGAACTAACTTCGCCCACTCTTTTGCCAATTCATAAAGAGGTTCTGCATTTGAGTGAAGAGTGTGTGCCTGAACTTTGCGAGCAATCTCGCGCAACTTCGCAACAACTTCTGCACTTAGGTAATCCTGAACTAAATCCATCAAGTCTGAAACTTCGTATGGGTCTAGCACTCCTGCATCAACGCGAGCGTGAACTGTGGCAACTAGAAACGCTGCACTCTTTGTATTAGATGAACTAGCAAACTTTTCTTTGCTATCGCTAATTACCAAGTCCATAGCGCAAGCGCGTAGGAACACAAGTGCATCAGGCATCTCGCGTAATCCTTGTGCCTCAATGCGAGACTCTTCTAGTAGCACCAATGCTTCGTGTTCATCTTTTGCGAGCGCCTTGTATGCCTTCTCTAAATCCCATTGAGAAAACTTTGCGTGGAAGGCTTCGTGCATAATTGCACCTGTCGCCTTAGGGAAATCGTATTGTTGCTTCCTGTCAGTAAGGTCTCCAACCATCGCAGGTGAAACCATCTTGCCAAAAGCAATCGCAGTATCAACTTCTATTTCTGCAAGTGATGGGTTGTAGCAAGCAGGTGCGCCGTGTCCTGCATTTGTTCCTACATAACCAACTAGGTCGTAACGACCACTCCACTTGTTAGCAAGTTCTCCAACTGCCTTACCAACTCCTAGCCACTCGGCAGGAGTTTTCTCTGCGCGAGTTGCGCTATTACTTAGATGAGCCATTTGTCTTTCCTTCCATTTGTCGTTTGTCTCTGTGTCCTAGAGATAGTTCTATCATAGAGCATCTTTGGGTGAGATGCAACTTCTATGACTTATTTGTTTCTGCGTGTTTTTAGCTTCTTTTTCCTACAAACCCTTTTGGGGTAGCAGGGGGGCGCGACACCCAATGAAGCGCCCACCCTGCCTTTTCCAACCAAGACTTAGCCACAGGGAGTAACTAAATCTTGGCAGGCTTGCACTCGTCTCCATAAACGCGAGTTAGAACATCAGACACCATTGGTCTGTCTAACTCAGGTGAAGCAGCGAGAAGATTTGAGATTGCGAAAGGAGTTCCGAAAGTTTCCGCGATGTCGCGAAACGCTAAGAGTTCGCGCATTTGTGGAGACCAAGAAACTTCTCTTGCAACTTGCTTCTTAGCAAGATTTTGTGCAGCAGTTACCAACGGAACAGGAACACCCATCTTGCGAGCGAGCGACCAATCAGTTGTCATTTCTGCGTGAATAGTGAAGCGAGATAACAATGCTTCAGAGAGACGAACTCCCGGAGCATTTGGGTTTGTCGCAGCGACTACGAAAAAGTTTGGGTGAGCCTTTACAACTCCACGCTCAGGGTTTGCAGTTACAGAAAGTTCTCTGCGTCCGTCCATCAAACCATAAACAACTGAAAGAACCTTAGGGTCAATCAAACCAATTTCGTCAATGAAATAAACGCTACCTGTTTCGGCAGCCTTTACTAAATCTCCATCTATCCACTCAAAACCACCTGAGAGATTTTGCACATAGCCACCAACTAAATCTGCGACTTCTGTATCTCCTGTTCCCATAAGTGTAAAGATGTCGTCAAAAGCAGCCTCTACGAGTGCAGTTTTTCCACACCCCGGAGCGCCATAGAGAAGAGCGAACATTGGAGAACCCTCTTTACCTGCGAACACAGTTGCAGTTGCTTCACGCGCTTTGCGTAGCGTTAGAACATCTGAGTGCATACCCCACTTGCGTGAGAAATAGTTAGCACCATTGGGGCGAACATAAGCCTCTTCGCCTTCCATACCTTCCACATTTACTGCGCTCTCTGCAACCTTTGACTTTCGTGGCGCTCTCGCTGCTCCACTTGCGCGAGCAACATAGCGACCTGAAGGTGCTACTTTTGCATTGAGTGTTAGTGAAGAGTCGCTATTGACTCCTTGACTCAAAACATCTATGACGCTTTCCCAAAAGCCTGCGCCAATGTCTGAGTATTTTTCTTTCATTGTTTCTGTCGTCATTTTTTTTCTCCCTGTGTTTTCTAGTTACGCTACTTCGGCAGGAAAGCCGAGAGCATCTCTTGTTTGGTTGATACGATAAAGTAATTTATTAGGTGTTTTACTTGCGCGAACATCATCTAAATCTTTGTTAGAGATTTCTATGTGTAGTGTTTCTTTTGTAAGAACCCAACCACCTGAACGAATACCATCAAAGAGTTGAGTAGCAAAAGTCAATCTGCTTTCTGTGAAAGTCTCGCGCTTGTCATTTGGTAGTGAGTCTCCATTGAGTTCGGAGATTGACTTCCAAGTTAGGTTTGAGTTGCGCCATTGTTTCTTTGGCGTGGTTGGAGTTACAACTCTGCGATAGAGAGAAGCAGGAACTTCTTTTCCATCAGTAGAGAAACCATCAGGAGTAATGAAAATCTGCATCATCGCTCCGGGTTTTCTGAACTCTGCGTAGAGGGCTACGCCTTGCACTTCTTTTGTTACATCTAGCATTGGGTGTCCTTTCGTCATTTGGGCTAGTGGTTTTATCATAGAGGAAGGCTCAACACTTTGTCAAGCCTTCCCCCATAATTCTTTTTAGAGTTTTGCTAGGTCAGGATACTTAGCGAGGAACTCTGACTCTTTTTGAGCATTGAGGTCAAGTGAAGCGTTGGCAACTTGCACCTGTGGGTTGGCGATGAACTCATCAAATGAAATCTCTCCAACTACATTGTCTGAGTTATCGTTTTCACAAACCATAACCATCTTGCGAGACCAATCAACAATCAAGATTTGATTGTAGTCAGCCCCGTGTGTAGTGCCACCTACATAAATACCATAACCTGTTTCGTTGCTCCATTGGTCACCAATGAGTTGAGAGATACAAATGCGAGTTGCATAAGAGTCGTCTCCCCATCGTGGTCGTGCTGCCTCTAATGCAGATGCGAGAACCTCGCTCTGGTCTCCACCTACCCAATGTTGGTAAATGAAAATTGTTGGTGATGAGGGCTTATCTCTAAACCCTGCTACTGCTCTGTCTCCCATAGGGTGTCCTTTCGTCGTTTCCTGCCTTTTGGCATTACTGAAACATTACACCACCTATCTGACAAATGCAACACCAAAAGAAAGAAATCTGAAAAATCTTTTTGGCGTGTCGCCATAGCACAGGGGTGTGACAGGATTTTGCATAATGCAAGACATCGCAATAACTTTGACTTCCCTACTAGCCATCTTGGCAGCGAGGGTAAAAACAGGGGAAGAGAAAAGAAAAGTGAGCCAGTTTTATCACGACTTGGCTCAGGTCGGGTTCGCGGGGAAACGACGAAGAAACCCCGCGAAGACTATAAACTTTTTACCCTGCTTCGTATTCTGTCAGGTCTACACCAAGACTGGCAAGTTTTGCACGAAGGGCTGCTTCATCTGCATTTGGCTCATACGACTCCGTAAGGACTCGTGCAACTTCAGGGCGTACACCGTCTGATGCTCCTTCAAGGATTTCCCAATCCAGTTCGTTCCAATGCGTAGTCTCCATAATGGTGAGTCCGCTTGCACTTCCGTAGTTCCCATCTTCAGCAAAGTAGCTCAAGGTGCGAACAACTTCTACGGTTGCTGCTTCGATCAGCTCCGTCTTCTCAACGCTTGCCGTTTTCTTTTTACCCACGGTTGAATCCTCTCCTCTTGCCGTTTGTCTTGCCGTTAGTCTAACTGGTCTTCCATCTGCTTTATTAGCACTTGCATCTGACTAGCCGTTGTGAGGGTGGTTATCACAGACGACAGATACTTCACGCCGTTATCTGCACCCCACTTCTCTATCACCAAGTCAGCAAGCCGTTCTTCTACAGTCACGCCGTTCCTCCGTTTCGTTTATTTTTACCCTGCGCTCGCCGTAAAGAAGGGGAGGCTCTCGCCTCCCCCACTCCACGCCGTAAAGTTCTAGCCGATTAGTTCGGAGATGTCTTCCATCTGTTGGACTGCTTCTTCCGTTGCCTTCTTGTTGTCGGGGCAATCGTCGTGAAGGTCGTCAGGGTCGCCTGAGTCCGAGAAGTATTCGCAAGCCCGACAGTCCCAGCCGAGGTCTAAGTAGTCTTGATGTGAAGAGGGAATGTCCCACTCTTTAGTCATAGACAACTCGCCGTTCTCGCCAACATACTCAACGCCCCAGCCTTGCTCTTCTTCATTGTAAAACTCAAACTCAAGTTCAGGGTGTTGCTCAACCATTTGACGGAACGCACCTTCAGCAGGTGACCAAGCCGTATCAAATCGGTAGCCGATAGAACCTGAAGTTGTGTCGTCATTTGTAATCTCAGGATTACAGGCGTCCCACTTAGTTCCCCAGTTGCGAACATTCCAGTCATACCAGCCGTCGCTTGTGAACTTCATAGCGTGAGCCATACGCTCTTCCATACTCATCTCGTCATAGCCTTCAGGCTTGTAGTCGCTTGCGCCATAGTAAGCATCAAGGTCAGCAGGAGTTGCGAAGTTCATAAAAGAAATCGGTGCTTCGTGAAGACTCTCTTTTACAATCTCTGAGTCGTAAGACTTAGTTCCATCTTCCTTCTCAACGAAGTCGCCTTTGTGAAAAGTTTGATAAGACTTTCCAGCCTTATCCATAAACTTCTTTAGGTCTTCTTCTTTACCTGTAACAGTCATACTTGTAAATACCCAGTTTGGCATTTGTTTTCCTTTCGTCGTTTTGTTGATTATCTCTTTCGAGATAACTTCATCATACTACCTTGGAACAGGTATCGCAACTACCCATACAACAATCGCAATAATTTTCGTGGGCGTCGTGGGAACAGCAAACAATCTCTACAACAGTCTCTAAAGTGAAGTCTGTGTTCTCTTCTGTGAAGTCGTCAGTAATAAGTTCATAGTCGGCAATTCTCTCTGCCTCTTCTTGGCTAGTCGCCTCAATGACACACTCAAGGTGAAGACGCTTAGTTGCACGAACTCTGTATTTTTTTACCTCTACAACCAGAACATCATCAAGCCAATAACCTTCATACTCATCTGACTTAGACTCGTCACCAAAGGACTCAGCGAACAAATCGCCTTCTTCTCCGTTTATCCACTCAACGCCTTCTGCTTCAGTTGCGAATCGTTTATCCGAATCAAACCAAGCATCTGCTCTTGAGTCGTGTTTCATAACGGCGTATGCGCCGAACATTATTCAGCCTCGTCAAAGATGCCGACTTTTTCTTTGTGGTCTTGCACCAATTCAGAAAGCAAGCCGTCCAAATAATTTTCGGTTCTTCCCTCGACTTCGCTTACAACTTCCGCCCACTGTTCATCAGTAAGAGGCTCGCCAACCCATTCCTCAAAGTTTTCCCTAGAGGTGGTGCTGAGTTCTATTTCCTTTGTCATTCATTTTCCTTCCGTCGTTTGACAGAAAGACTATCATACCTTCTCTAGTTCCGCAACATCCAAAACACCGGGCCCGTTTGCCTCATCATCTTGTAGAGGGATTATGACCGTGCCGTCATCAAAGATAATCGCTATTGCTTTCTCTGAGTTGTGGTCATCCCACGCGTAGTTGTCCAGTTCCTCTTTTGCAAGGGGACGAACCGCTACAACTTTTTTACCCACGAGCACGCTCGCCTCTTTTGAATAGTAAGTTTCTTTAGACACTGATCGGGCCCTCCTCCCAAGTCCAAATAACTTCGTAACCTGCTGCTTGGAATCCCTCTACGGTCGAGCCGATAGGGATGGTCAGCGGAAGTGTTGCTAATTTTTTACCCGTTGCTTTGTCTAAGACGCTAAATCCTGTTGTTGTCATTTTTACTCCTTTGAGAGTGGAACCGTGTTGAGTATTTTTAAAGCTGGAAGATATTCCGTGTCGTAATCTTCTGCACGCCACTCTTCCTTTTCTTCATCATAGAGCGCACCGTCGGCAAACCTCGCCGTGAAAGTGTCATCATCTATGAAAGTGGTTTTCTTATCTAAGTCAACCGCTACTACGAAGTGGACAATCCGTGCCATTTTTACTCCCCCTCGCAATCGTGACCGTACCCAAGTTCATCGGGTGTCAGGTCCTTGCCGCACTCCACACATACTGGAACTCTCGTGCCGTTTATGTATCCGTTGAGGTTTTGGTTGATAGTTGACATCACGCCTCCTTCACAACAAGCCGTTGACCCTTGCCGAGCCCGAGCTCGCCCAGGCCGTTGACATCAAAACAACTTTGGCACATATATGCCCAAGGTCCCATTTTTGTCACGCCGTCATACTCAGCGGTCTTGCCGCAACCGAAGTCGCAGGAAGGTTTTGTATCTATTACGGTCTTTATCATTAGTACTCCTCCTCATCTTCCTCGTCGTCAAACTGACCGACAATACTGATGAACCCCGCGTTAGGGTCTTTAGGGTCCGTGTGAACCGCTTGAATGAAACGCAATTCGCAAGAGTCGTCGAACCACTCCGTTATCCGTTCATACATATCCTCAGGTGACATCTCGCCTGAAGTGATTAGTGGGTCGTATCCGTATTGCCGCATTAGAACCATCTGCTCCTCGTCCATCAAGACATAAATCTTGTGGCAGGTATCGAATGCAATTCCCTTGGCATCTCGTAGATACTCTTTGAGATCGCTCTTTTCAATTATCTCGGTTGTTGTTTTCACGCCGTTATCCTTTCGTCGTTGTTGGTTCTATCATAGAGGACGAATCCTACTTTGTCAACTATCTATGAATAAATTATTCCGAGCCCCAACTTGCTTTCATCTTTTCAAAACTTCTATCTAAATCTTTTTGAATTCGTTTGTACTGTCTCTCGTCAAAGAAAACTGGTACAGCCTTACCGACTTGCCGTTTAGCAAAAAAAGCTAACAGCATCAAGCCGACTAATAGACCTGCTGAAAAAGAAGTTATTACACCTAACATTTTTACCTACCTAAGTTGTGATGAATTTTCATCATAGAACAAGCCGCTGCATAATACAACTCAGTTGGATTAAATCTTTGGAGGCACGCAACGTGGTCTTTTCAAAGTTAATAAGTTGTTGGCAAGTTCACCTAGCGGCGGAGCCGCTAGGCTAGCATTATTATTGCTTGATTGCAACTCCGCGTAAATTAGCGGTTTTAGGTTTTGGATTGGATCCGTTCGACAGCTATCCACAACTACAGACAACTTCTGGTTCTTGCCGACGTGGCCCCTCCAAATCGCTTCACAGGTTGTTCAACGTGCGGGCCGCTGCTGTCAAAGTTATTTGGATGTCTCGATCAGCTCGATCAGCTTGATCCGTTGCTGCACTTCCCAATAACTCTGGAAGCTGGGACTGGGATGGCATCAAAATTTTTACCCCCTTGAATCCTCGCCGCTGCGGTTGGATCAGAGATCTTCAGCTTGCCGTTAAAAAGTTATTGGGATGTGTTGAACCAGAACGTGCAGCGGTTCATCTGGCATAGCGGTTCATCATAGAGTCTACGCTCAGGCCGCTAAATTTTTACCCCGTTGAGCTGATCGACAGCTGCAGCTCGACCAGGCCTGTATAAGTTATTGGGATGTGTAACGGTAAACCTCCGCCTCCACCGCCACCGTTATTACCACCACCAGCACCACCACCTGAACCACCGTTTAGTAACGCTCGCCGTTAATAACGCGTCCCGTTAATAACGCGTCCCGTTAGTAACGCATGCCGTTATTAATTTAAGGTTGAGTCGGTCCGACTCAGGTTTGGAATCCCTCGCCGCTGATCGGATCCATCCAGGGCCAGGCGGTCTTAAAGTTATTCCGATGTGGGATCTGGAGCTGCAGCCCCTCCGTTAGTTATCCACAGGCAGGCCGTTATCCACAGGCCGTTTAATAGGACAGACTTAGAATTAAGTCTGTACGGGCACGCCGCTTCTCTGAAGCTTTAAGCTACCGTTGAGTAGGGGAAGTTATTGAGACCTCGCCGTTGATCGGGCCCGAACGTAGCGGGCCGCTGTTTGCAGCGAAAGTTATTTGGATGTCACCGATCGCTGCACCTGGTGCAAGACCCGTTGCGCAATTGGGACACCGTTCGTACACGCCGCGTTCGTATGACTCGCCGCACCAGAAACAATCCGATAAGACCCGTTCCATTTTTACCCCTCGTTATTTGACAAGCCGTTAATTACTAGATAGGATATGAATATCCTAACTAGTTATTAACTTAATTTCTGCAGCGCTCGCCGCTATGATGGTGTTGAGAATCTCCACCGCTTCGTTTGCTCTCGCCGTTACGCGGATATGTTCATCGCGGGTACGGCAATCTTTAATATCTTCTTCCAAGCGGGCCGCATGTCTGGCCGCCATATCCTGAAGTTGTTCTAATGTGGTCATAGCTCTTCGAGCTCCTCCGCTGAGATTTCTTGGGATTCAACAACTTCTGGTTCTTCAGCCGCTGCGGGTAGGGGGGTAAAAATTTTAGGGTCTTCTGGAGCTACGTCGGTAACATCCGCATCTTGTATGGAAGTTGTAGATCCCAGACGTCCAGCAACAATGATTGCTCCTTGGGACAAACGGGCAAGCCGCTCCGCAACAATCTGTGCTGGGGTACGAGCATCCGTTACTTCTACATCCACGCCGATATCCATGCCGCCTCGTACTCCTGCTCGGTCAAGGATTTCCGTTGAGGCTTTTAACCTGACGGGTTCAGAGATGGCGGTCTCCATAAGTTCTTCAAGTACATCTACCGCGTAAGGGGCAGACTGCATCAACTTGCGTCTCGCCCGTTCAACATCTTCGCCGGGCTTCCGTTGCGTCTTGAGATGGACTCGGCACAAGCCGTCATCTTTAATCCGTCCCGATGACCACAGCATGCAGCGGATCCCATCCGACTTCACGATTCTGCAGCGATGTGGGAGAACAGCTGGGGCACGCCGTTGAGTTTTCGGGCCGCCATCTTCCTGCTCTTTTAGATAGACGCGGGTGGCAGCGACTACCCACGGTGGGGTGATACGGCACGCCGATTCGTCCACAATCAGGTCGAGGCCCGTCAAGTAATCAGAGTTATTGTTAAGTGGGTCCGTCATCAGCGGTTTCTTCTCAACTAGTGAGAGGACACGCCGTTCCTTAGTTTGTTCTTGGGAGCGAGCCGCGATGAGTCCCGTTGGTGCACCCGTCTGGGAATAGACAGCATCCCAGTTCATGTGGGCACCGCGAAGGACTTGCCTGTTCTCGTAAGAGTCTTCTACGACGCCGCGTTCTAATTCAATCAATCCGATAGCAGTGAGGTCTGGCCTCATATCAATTGGTGTATCTAACGCTGGCTCCGTATCTTCTTCTTCCTTTTCAGGCTCGAAGCTGATGAGCTCAGTCAAAATTTTTACCCTCTATCTAGATCAGAAAGTGGGATCGCAATATGTTCACGAAGTTCCGCACGTTTGGCCTGAAGGTCAAATGAGATGGCTTCCTTCTCCCGCTTGGTGCGGTACTCGCTGTCCCGAAGCTGGCGGATGAATTCTTCGATTTCTGCCTTAAGGGCAAGTTCTTTGTCGGCGTGTTGCGTAACCGTCATTTTGGGTGTTGGCATTTTTCTCCTATGTCCGTTTCCAAGGGGGGTAAAAATTTATTGAGTCTGGCCCAGATCTCCAGGCCAGAACCCAACAACTTCTACTTCTTTGGAGCTGCTTTCTTCGCCGCTGGCTTCTTTGCTGCGCTCGCGGTTGTGGATAACTTCTTGGTTACTTCGGCTGCTGCTACCTCAGCGACACGCCCGAAAGCTGGGTCTTGCTTGTTGATGTAGCGAAGTGCCACAGGTACAAGGGAAGCCCAGAGTGCGTTGGCTACAAGGAGCCATTCGCTTGTGGAGAAGTCAAGAGGGGATGACACTCCTGAGGTCTGCATAACAATCATTACTGCGCCGATAACCTGACCCGCAAGGTTGCGGAGGTATGACTCAATCATTGCTTTGTTCATTGGTTTATGTCCTTCTAAGAGGGTGGATACTTTTTTACCCACTACCAGAAGGTTACGACATTTTCAAAACTTTTTCCGGGGAAAATTGAGAGAGTCGAACACCTTTCATAAACAACTAAATCGGTTGCAAGTCAAAAATACGAGGAAATAAGGGTATTTAAAACATTGCGAGGATTGGACGACCCGTTCAATATCTGAACAGAAAAGTGCTTCTGAGTTAGTCCCAGTTGGTATCTTTTCCAGTGTGTTTGGATTTTCTGGAATATCGCTTTTTATTTTTGGCAGGGCTAGATGCGGAAGATTTTCTCAAGTCTAAAAGACGACGTAGCTCTTCCCTGCTCTTTTTAAATCTGAAGTCCATTGTCAATCCTTCTTGTTTTTCCATTTGGTCAGGTGGTATCCGTTGTGGACTTCGCACCTAAACCAAGTTAACTTGACTCCCTGCTCTTGCTCCGTTTTGAGGATGACGCTGAGCATGGTCGCTGGGTTCTTGTAAATCATTTTGTTCTGATGGCTGTTGCATCGATTTACAAGTTCACCCTTGAGGTTGTACGGACTCATTCTTCTTCTGAAGGTAAGTATTCTTCGGTCTCAAGGATGGGCAGTTGGGAGTAGGCGGTATTACCAGAGATGATGTCAATGGCACGACGCAATCCCAGACTATAGAAAGTCTTGTCATCTTCACCCATAGAGGCTTCCCATTCAGAAATCATGGAAGTAATCTGAGCAGTAACCAATTCAGTCCACTCAGAGATTCCTTCTTGAACGGTTTGTGAAACCTTGAGCATGGACTCAGGTGTGATGGTTCTTTCCAACGTAAGTTGTCGGAGCTTTGAGTTGATTGATTCCATTGGCTGGGTCATTAGATTTCCTCCATACATTTTTCACAAAGGAGAGCGTCACGACCAGTTGCTTTGTAGGCAACTTGCTTTCCTTCGGTGATCGGGCAAGGAACGATTCGTCCTTCGGTGGCTTGGCATCGGTCGCACTTGATAGGGTCAATCCACTTTGCTTCTTTACCCATATCAGCAAGTGCAGCGATTCCACGAACTAGAGCATGCTCTACTCCGGGTCCTGTTGTCTTGCGTAGGAACTTACGAGTGTCCTCAACTTCAATAACGGCTCGTACAGACTTACAAGGGCAAACCATTCGGCTTGGTGTACAGAGAACGATTCCGTTTTCGTTGATGTGCTTATTGATGGCATGACCACATAGACAGATTCGCGGATCACGAACTTGTCTTTCTTTAAGTCTTGTGTCGGCTTGAACTGCTTCTTCTAAACCGATACCCATTGCTGCTAGTGCGTCTTTTGCTGATGTCATTAGTTCCCGTCCTTATCAAAGTTTTGAGCAATATTGATGAACTTCATCTCAGTATCAAATTGTTCTTCAATTTCCCCGATAACTTCTTTTATCATTTTCTGTCGTCTAA